ATTTTTACCGACCGATATGGCAGTACTTTTTAAGCAAAAAAGACGAAATGCTTAAAAAACATTTCGTCTTTTATATTTCTGCTAAAAGTTTGACAAGTAATGTCTTTACAATCCACCTTGTCTAAGAACTGATGCATTCAATTCAGCAACAAGTTCAATGTCACTTAGCTGAGCACATGATTGAAGTATTTCATCAAGTCCTGAACTTACAGTAAATAAAGAACCAAATGAATTCACTGCATAAATTGGAACAAGAACTACAGATGCAATTTCAGTTGGAAGTCTTTGGTGTATCAATGAGAACAATTCGGTTGCATAGAAAGTTTCGCCAAAGTCCCAGTTCTCAATTCCAAAGTAAGAGTTGATAACGGCAAGAACTTCAATCTTTAACTTCTCATCGGATAATGTTGATGTAATGGCTTTAACAACTTTGAATTTTGCACGGAACTGAGGTTCAGCTAATGCGCCAAACAGTAACTTAATCTTGCCAGGATGCAAGACCACAGTATCCGATAACATTTTGTTATCAAGCAAGTCTGCAAATTGATTACGTAATTCAAGAGGTGTTGGTGGTGTCGGCAATACTAAAGTTCGTCCTTGTACATAGTTACTAATCGAGTTATAATAACCTTGAGTAAGAACGTAAGTATCATGAATGTTAGACACTGACGGGTCAATCAAGTTTTCGTATGGCGTAAAGTGTTGCCACATAAAGTCAAGTGTCGTTCTTTTTAGAGTTCTTCCATAATAAACACCACCAATTTTTGCATTACTAACAAAACTTCCAGGAGCAAAGTAAGTTGTGGGGTCAAATGTTATATTAGCTGCATTTATTTCTGTTCCTGGAACTCTGATGCCTGAACTATCAAGTTGAAAGTATTCATAGTAATTACTTTCATTAGAAGCTGCTTCTGAAAACTCAGCAAATTGAAGAACACTATCCGGCAAAGTATTACCTGAAGTATCAATGTTTAACATATCCGATGGAATAACTTCAAGAGCATGCAAATTGACTATACCATTACTATCAACTATTGGTCCAACTACATCATAGTTTTCATTATGTCCAAGTGGTCTTCCGTCAGGTTTCAAATTAGAACGCAATACTCGTATAGTATCATATACTCGATTTTTTGTTTGCGAGTCAATAATTTGAACTCCGGCATTATACCAAAACTTAGTATTCTGACTTGATACTTGTAACTTCAGTTCACGGAAATTGACAGTGAAACTGGTTGGCAATTGAGTTATAGGATTGAGAGTTGCTTTGACCCATATTAGCCATGAATTAGGATTTCTTACTCCAGGTGATATGTATAAAGTCGGGTCATAAGGAAGGACGTTTGGGTTGACTGTATTTCCCGAAGTAAGGTCAATACCATCAATCAATTCCCAACGACCGAGTAAGTTCAGTGTTGACACATTACTTGATGCTAGTGTAAATGCATATGGTCCCGGACCAACATCAGCTACTAAGTCAAGCGAATAACTTATCTTGATTGCATCACCTGGCATTACTTGATAACTTGCAGTTGATAATTGTGATAAGGTAAAATCAATAGTATCAGAAGTAAAAGGTAAGTTCATCTCACCTGTGCCAATATACCCACGAAGATTTGAACTAACATGAAGTAATGAACCGTTAGCAGCAACTTCAATCGTAATAACTTCTGCACCATATGTTAATGCATCAACTAAAATACGAGAAGTTAGTTGTCCAGTAAAGGTCAAGTCAGTCCCAACAATAGGAGTATGACGATTGAACGCAAGACCGAACTGAGATTGCCATGCAACTGATTGAAGACCTGAACCAACATCTCCAGGGATGTAAGGGTTTATACCGTCAATAGTTCGAGCAACAGTGTTTAGCCATATCTTCCCGTCATCCTCTGGATGTAACCCTGGGTCTTGTATACGTGCATATGAAATACCACTTATCGTTACAAAGTCAAGAGGTTCTCCATACCAATGTTGGTCAATTGCACCCTGTATCAATGTCTTTTCTTGAAGTGCACTTCGTTGACCAGTAGAATTCCAGTAGAGTTGTCTATTATCTTCAATGAATTGACGTCGTGTCAAACTTACCATGCCTGATGTAAGTGGGTCAGTTGAAGAAATATGTGCAAGCGTATTGATGATACCTGTAGATGATAGAAGAGGTTCAATGATTTCATCAATCAATCCTCGACTTGAAGTACTTGTTCCAGTTGAAAGAGAATTGATACCAAGTGCTAAGTCAATTGTCAAATCGTCGCCAAATAGTTTGATGTTTTGATATTGACCAGAAGCATCGTTCCATTCAATGTATTTTGGTTGCCCTGCAAAAGTTCTATTCACTGAAGTCAATCTAAGAATAGATTGGTCTTTCAACATATAAGTATTGTAATCTTGAGCATTCACCATTCTATTTTGAGCATAGTATGTTGAAGGTGCAGATTGACGAATATGTTCAATACTTTCTGAAGCAGCAGAGTTTTGAATAGTTGATGTAAGCGAGAATGTCATACCACATGTTTCTGCCATACCTGTTGTAGGAGAAACATATTGAAACGCAAGTGGCTGATTGATAAGTCTATTTGTTGGAATGACGATACTTCTATTAGCTGATTGACGCATCCAAAAGAAGAAGCGACCTACAGGAATATCTGAGAAGTCGCCATCGCCAAACATCAATTTAATTGCATCATTCTCTAAAGTTTCTACTTCAAACTTTTTACGATTTTTGATGATATTGAATGATAAGTTTTGGTCCGCTAAAGTTTCTACTTCTTCCCAAATTTCTTCGATTGCTCCAGAAGAACTAACTCGTGTAACCCATACATCTGTATCATTGACATTGATTGGAGCTAATGATAACGCTCTATTCGGAATTGCTTCATTCATAACATATTCCAAACGGGTCAAGACACCTTGCTTAGCATACATCAAAAAGCCAGTATAATCAGAACCATCACCAAGCCCATCATTTGAATAGATAACTGAAAGTTGTGAATTGACATCTGGAGTCTTTTCATACGGTCCATTTGAGTCTAACAAAACTGGCACAAGTTCCATTGGGAATGTTTCGATTCCAGTATCAACATTGAACGAGAAGATACCATTAGGAATAGTATTCAAAGAATTGTTGAATGTATAGAGCTGCATTGATACATCGCCAATCTGTTGAAGACTTGCAAACTGTCCAAAGCTACCGGTCAAACATCTATTCATGACTAAGAAGAAACGTTCTTTCCAAAGTGGAGAATTAGGGTCATTCCAAATGATGTTCAGCCCCGCTAAGTTGACGCCTTGGGAATCGATTACTCGTTCAGTAGTAGAGATTGAAGTAATCTTGACTAAACCACGAGCCGGGATATTGCGAGAAGGTGCATACGATATTAGTTTCGCTAACTTTAGAATTGATTGCTTTCTTTGCGCTGTACTAATAAAGTTTTCATGCGATAACATATCAACTCGATAAGCTAATTGTTCTGCAACATATGCAAAGCTTTCAATTAAAGTAATTAGCTCAGAACTTTCAATAAAGTCGTTGAAACTTTCTGGAAAGTAAATGCGAATATAATCAATGATACTTAGTTTAATTGTGCTATAATCATACGCTGCAAAATTGATTTGCGAAAACGCTTGATATATCTTAGTCCAGCTTTCAGCTTGATAAAGGTTTTTGATTGACATGTTAGTTAGATATTCCGTGTCGGCGAATGAAATGCGATATTGTATTTATTAGGAATAGCATAAGATAATCCTATGCACTGGTTTTGACTTCTATTTTTAGCATATCTTGAACTCCAAACTCAAGATAGAAAACATCGACTAAACCGAGGATAACATTATTATCAGTTAATGAAACTACTTGCATATCAACCAATCTTACACGCGGGTCATATTCTATTACGTAACGAAGGTCATCTTCTATGATCTTACGAGTATTCTCATCATTTGGTTCAAACGTAAGTAAAGGAATACGAGTTCCAAACGTGGGCATCATTACTCTATCACCTTTAGCAGTAAAGATGTGGTTGTATAAGTCTTGCTTGACTACTTCAAAGTTAGAGATACCAAACTGTTTAGAGCTCATCCACTTATTAGAAGAGAAGCCATGATACAAAGTTTTGAATGCCATTTACTTATTATCCTTTATAATGCGAATTGCGATTTTTGTTTGCGGGTCTAACGAAAGGTTCATGCGATGGAACAATAGATGCACCCGATGCTTCTTGTGCACATTCACCTGCTGCAGCGGGTCCACCTGGTAAGATACGTTCGTCTTTGTCAGCATCGGTTGGCGTTGTTTCTACTGCCGCAGTAATCTTACTTCCTTGCATAGCAAATAAACCCAAACTTTTGATATCAACTGTGTCACCAGTCAAACGGGTTTTTGTACCAACTAAGTCTAATGTACATCCTGTCGCAGCAAGAGTTGCTCCGGCTTTAATATGTACATTCCCACCCTGAACCCTAGTATCTGCTTCGCTTTTGATGTTGATACCAGTCTTTGCTTCAAGATTAATGTTACGACCTGCCGCTAAGTTAATGTCTTCTTCTGCTCGCACTGAGATAGACTTTGCCCCATACATATGAATGTGTCCGTCTTCATCAAGTTCTACCCAAGTATTACCTGAAGCAGTTGATATGTAGATACGTTCGTTAGTATCGTCAAGAATGATTTGATTGCCTTCACAAGTCTTGACTCTTATTCGACAGTTATCAGCAGTGTCGTTCATTGTGATGACATGATGACCTGGAGTTACCCAACAATAAGTTTGCGGGTCAAGATACTCAGTTGGGTCAGCCGCTGCCGGTGCATATCCTTCATTCCCGTCTGGGTGAAGTTTTGGTTGGGCAACTTGTCGTTCACTTACCCCACGAGTTTGAGCGATTGGATTACTTACGTCTCCATTGAAAGCTGCACGTAAGTTAGAGTAAGCAGGTTCCAGAGGGTCATACGAGTCGGTAAACGGGCCAACTGTTGTTTCATCAGGTTTCTTATTTCTTCCAGAAGGTAGTCCTCTATTTCGATGTAAGTCATACGCCGCAGCAAAGAAGAACCTTCGATTAGGATTACCATTCAGAAGAAAGACTAACACTTGAGAATTGAGTTTAGGTAAGCAATAGAAACCATAAGGTACAGGTCCTTTAGGTGCTTTTCTATTTCGACCAGCTGGGAAGTCATTAGTAACTCCACCAAAAGGTGCTGCATATTCTGCCCAAGGTAATTGGCTAATATTATAAGACTCACCATCTAAAGCTGGACACCATACTTTCATTCTTCCCATTTGATTTGGGTCGTCCGTATCCATCACGAAACCATTAGTGATAAATGGAAAATGATTTTGATATCGATTTAGGATTGATTTATTAGTTTGCATTATTCACACCTTCTTGTGCCTTTAGCGTACTTATTGCACCATAATTATGTTGCATTATTAGTATAAGTTCTTGCGTAAAATCACTTCCGCTAAAAGTATGAACAACTGATTGTATCATATACCAATCATCATAAAATAGTTTGACTTTGTATTCATCTACATTACCTTCTTGGTTGAATGGATAATCTCGTGGTCCATATACATTCACTTTAGCGAATTGGGTTTCTCCTAAAAACTTCTTATCAATCATTTGACGTTCAACAAACTTACGATGTTCAAGATGAGCTTGAACAATACTTCCATTTCCAGTTGCAGCGGTTTCATTCTTAGGGTCGTATTCCCATTTAGATAATTTGTCAATATAAGATGCATCGCCATTTTCAATATAGTCTTTGACCGAAGTAGTAATTTTTGGAACAGGAGCAATTGCTTCAACTACGAAGTTAGAAAATAAGTTAGGGTTTCCTCGAATTTTGACACTTGTTGTTCCCATTGCAAAATGCATATCTGCCAAAGTTTGATGAAATGCTTGCGCATTTTTAAATACTTCTTTTGCTAATGGATTATTCGTAGGTGCAACATCTGCCTGATTAGAACGTTGAGTAGTTGTTTTTGGCGGTAGATACATAGGCTGATTTTTACCAGGATTCCCAACGAATGTTTTCTTATCAACTTCAGGAGAAAGTTTATCTTTCTTCTTTTGAGATTGGCTTGTAATATCTTTTCCTGTTTCATAAGGCGCACCTGATGATGTTTCAAGTCCTACAAATAAATTATCTATTTTGATGTTGAAGTCTAATACGTCAGGATTATGTCCTGAATAAAGATAGTCAAATTCAATTGAACCGTCAGGATTTTTTGCATCTCGTTCCGGTCCGGTTCTTGTGCCTTCACTTACTTTCTTTTGGTCGGCATCTGGGTTTGGCATCTTATACTGTATTACATCAAAATGTATAACCATTTCTTCTTCATTTGAAGAAACTGATTGATTGATTTTGAATTTAGTTATTTCATCAACCTTTGATATTTGACTAGCCATACCTGTAACTTCAGGACACAATTTCAGTAAGTTTTCTAAGATTTGTTTGACGTCATTAGAAATTTGAGATGAATATACTCCGCTATTTGCCTTATTATCTTCCATCGATTTTTGAACTTTAGCATACTCTTCTTCAGCCGCCGCTTTTGAACCGTCTCCATAAAAGATGGTTTCTGGAGTTCTATCATTAGTAGCACATACTGTAAGATAGAACCAATTAGGTGGAATAGTAATCATATAACGAATGATGCGACCTTTTCTTTCAGTCTTATCTTTCTTTTCGACGGGTTGTCCAGCTTCATCACGAGGTTTACTAACAGGATTAGCTTTTAGATACCATTCACGTGCAGCAACATTTAGTTGGTTTTCAATTGCTTGAACAGCCGTTCCAAGTAACGAGTTTTCGAACTTGACAGAAAGAACTTTTGGTATTTCTGACATTTGCGGCATTTGGCCGATACCCATAGTCTGAGCACAAAAGCCCATATCATAAACAGCACCACGAGTTGTGTATTCTGATAAAGTAAACTCTCCACCCATTATCATAGGAATACCAACCGTTGACACATGTTCAGTTGTTCCAGTATCAGTATGTCCAATGAAGGTGATATGTAAACAAAAGACTAATCCACTCCCATCCGTTTTTAGCTTATCAAAAGTAAGGTATCTAAAGTAATTGAAGAACCCAACACCGGATGGGTCAACAACTTGAATATGAATAAGCCCTTCATTAGTAAGGGTTTGTCCAGCATATTCACCTGAAGCATTCACGAGAGTAGTAAAGGTCACATTAGCAATTGAGAACTCTGATGTCTTTCTTGAGTCAACAAGTAGATAAACACCTCCACCTATATCATCTCCTAGCTTCTTCCCTGTAACATTTGCTAGGAACCCTACCCCATCTGGTTTGCTAGGTGCTAGATATGGTTGAAATGCTTCTGAATTACTCGCAACGGTCATAATGTAATGGATACTATGTGACCTATACTTGTCTAATGGATTTGCTGGGATGCTCATATGTATTATAGGACTAATGGAGGGAGGATAGCTTCGCTACTTCTAGCACTATCTATTCCTCCAACTTTTTGGGTCAATAAGAGTTGAACTCGTTCGTTTGATGGTATCGTTAGCACACGACCGATGAAAGCTTCTTCATACGGGTCTAATAAGTAGTTGTATTGAGCAATGACCCACCATAACCCCGGGTCATTGTAGAACCCATAAGCTACTTTGTCTAATCTTCCAGCAGTCGTTTCATTGATAGTATAGAGAACATCACTTGCTTCATCCACTGGGAAATTGAAACGACCCCACCATTCTAAACCAATAGGACCGACTTCAGTTAGACCACCTTGAACAAATCGTGATAATTTTTGTTGAACACTTGATGTTGTCATTAATTACTTTGACCTCTACTGAAAGCCTTAGGAATAGTTTTTTCTGCTGTTGCTGAGTCTATGACTGAGTCTACAAAATCTTTACCTTCATAAAATCCTAAAGTGCTAACTGCTTTTTTCAAAGTCGAGGTTGAACTATTCTTTTCTATGATTGCTTTTGCTTTTTGTTCTAATTGTTCTTTACCCCAAGAGCCGAGTGATGTCGTTGCTTCAGACTTAGCAGTCGACGCATTTGTAGCTGCTGGTGAAGTCGGTGTAACACCTGAAGAATTAGCTGGTGTTGGTGCCGCATCAATTCCTTTTGGAGTTTCTGCAGGTTTAGCAGTTGGTTCTCCAGCTGAAGGAGTTGCTCTCGAACCATCATAAGCACCTTTCATATCACCTTTCTTGTAAGCACTTAAACTAAATCCACTATATTCTCGTGGCGACCAAGCTTCTTTCAATGATATGCTTACGTTCATAATAACAGGAAATGCTTGACCATCTGATGTATGTAAGTAATCAACATCATTAGGCCAATCAATGTTTAGCTGTGTCAAAACGACTGAAATGTTTCCAATGTTCTTACTGCCATACGCATTCAGTTCTAATAAGTCAGGTGGTGCTCCTAACATATTCCTATTCTCTGCTTCAGTTCCATAACCATAATATGGCATCAACCAGCTTCGTAATACATTGAGCACTCGTTGGTTTTCAGTTGCTTCAGAAATGTTTCGTGAAATTAGTTTGATTGAACCAATAGACCAACCTCTCGCTGCAGTATGATTATACTTCAACATCGAACCAGGATGATGAGCAGGTGTCACATCATCATACATTGCACCACGTTCTTCAGAAATAGTTGGAGTCACATTGAAATAGACAATCTCACCACTTGTAATAGACTTTAGCTCAACTCCTTGACGTTTAGGACCACCTGCGTCTGAAGCAATTCCGCTACTCAATAAGGCTGAAGTCACATCAGTCGAACCGATAATCTTATCCACAAAACCAGGTTTCAAACTATCAAAATTGAGTGAGTCTCCAATTCCCTTGATAGCATTCTCAGTTACCGATGAAAAGTTTCCGTTAGTCAATGATTTGAACGATTGAGGTATCATATTGTTTAAAGCATCGCTACTTCCTAATGCACCAGAAATCATATGCCCTGGAGTATTAGAATCGCCTGAAAAGAAGTCACCGATGTTGTCCATCATTTTAGATGCACCCCATTTGATTTGACTTGCAACTTCACCAAGCTTTTCGAAAGGCTGTGTCAAGTCAGACATGCTCGGTAATGAAGGCAGGTCACTTTTTATTGCATCCCACGTAGAACCGGTGCCGTTATTTGCCGCATGCCAAGCCCTTGCTTGTTCAATAGTATATGCCTGACCATTAGGTCTATTGATTTGACTAGTCGGATAGATTGGTGGAAAAGAAGCATCCCAAGTCATAACTTATTCCCCTTCGTTATCGTCAGTAAACCCAAATGACTTTTGAAGTTTCTTGAACATTAATCGTGCAAGTGTCTTATTATGTTCTAAACCAACAATAGTTGCAAATTCGTCTTCATACCCAAGCTCTACCGCTCGACGTGCAACTGAACCACTTATCTCGTCATCATTCAAGTTCCCTGACGTATGTAGTTTTTCCATTGCTCTATCTAAAGCGGATTGCTTATCAGCTTTCTTGGTCTCAACCGCATCGTCCGTTCTATCAAGCCCTGGAATGATGATATGTTCAATAGGCTTATCATCTTCAGTCTTGAAGCCTTTGTCTAACATATCTTTATAACCCTTAGCCCTGTCAGAACCCGCACCAATTGCAATCGGTTCGAACCCTGCATCACGAATAGCACCAAGTGCAAAGAACGCACTTTTAGAAGTCAAGAACTCTACACCGTTAGCCTTACCTGATGCTTGCATATAAGTAATACGTTCATCAGCGGTAAGGGGGTTTTTCTTCTTATCTAAAGATGACTTCTCGCCAGCAATCACAACAACTACAGGTTTAGCTTCAATGTCTAAATGAGGGTTCTTACGAATGAACTCTTTCATTTTGTTGATTACTTTATAGTGGCCTTGAGTGGGCGGATTTAGTCTGCCTATCATAAACGCCACTCTTTTATTCTGCATTGGTGGCAAAGCTTCAAATAGGAATTCTTCTTCTGTTTCGTTTAGTAATGACATATTGTTAATTCACACTTATTTTGGAGTATAGAACTATTTATCATTCAACAAAGAATGAAAAAATTACACAAAATATCAAAATAGTGATATAATTGATTAGTGGTCATTTATAACAGCACTAACCTTACAAGGGAGTTCCAATCAAATGACCAAATCAATTTTAATTTTTGAACCTAATTCTAACGATACACCTTTAGAAGAACCAACAGCTTTAGAACCTCAGATAGAACAAAAAACAAAGAAAGAAAAACCACCTAAACCTCCAAAATTCAAACGTCCAAAGGCAACTTCTACTGAAGGGCATTATGTAACCAATGCCGTCTTATTGCCTGAAATGCTCCGTGCTAAAGCTCTCGGCCGAGTAACACCCGAACTCGCCGAAATGTTTTTGAAGATTGCTACTCGTTATTCAATGAGTAAGAATTATGCTCATCTATCATCTATTCGTGATGATATGATTTCCAATGCAGTTCTCAATCTACTTCAAAACGGTCTCAAATTCAACCCTGAAAAATCTAGTAATCCATTCAGTTATACTACGCAATGTTGTTATCATAGTTTCTTAATGGTTATTGCAGAAGAAAAGAAACAACGCGAAATTCGAGATACATTACTTTTAGATAATGGAGTAAATGCATCGCTTGGACATATGGAAAAAGAACACGATAGTTATCGCGAAAAACATGCGGAGTTCTTTGATAATGAGTAATGATATTGCTTTCATTGACATTTGTACAGAATACGGTATTCATATTTCATCAATCAGTAAAATTGCAATGTTTACTGATATTCATTGGGGAAATCATCATAATTCAGTTCAACATAATATAGATTGTGCAACTTATATTGAATGGTTTATAAAACAAGTTGCAAAGAATGATGTTGATTGTATCTTCTTTCTTGGAGATTGGTTTGAACATCGTGGTGCAATCAATAGTTTGACTGCACACTATTCAATTAACGCTCTTAGACGATTAAACTCGTTAGGTATTCCAATATTAATGTTAGTAGGGAATCATGATTTATATCATAGACATAATCGAGAAATCCATTCAGCGGAAACTTTCAAAGAATTGAACAATGTTCATATTATCGATGCTCCGGCTAAACTTAATGATATGTTATTATTGCCTTATCTTTTCAAAGATGAATATCCATTAGTTGCACCACAAGTTAATAAATCTAAATATGTCTTTGGTCATTTTGAGTTTAGAAACTTTTATTTGACTGGTACTAATGCAAGAGCCGAACATGGATATCATCATAAATTATTTGATGGTCCAACTCATATCTTCTCTGGTCATTATCATAAAAGACAAGCAACTGATAATGTTATCTACATAGGTAATCCGTTCGGCACTTCATATGCAGATGCTGGCGATTATGAACGAGGTTGTTGTATCTTAAATGTTAGTACAGCTGAAGTATCTTTTATTGATTATGAAGCAGGTCCAACTTATCTAAAAACTGAGTTAAGCTCGTTACTTGATGAATTAGTAAAACCTAAGAATAAAGCACGAGTTAGATGTTTATTAGATGTGGAAGTAACTTACTCTGAAGCTCAAGCACTAAAGCAAGAGTTTATGGAGTTATACGACTTACGTGAGTTAATACTTGAAGAAAATGTCAAAGAACAACAAGCGGCTCTTGAAGAAAGTATTGCTGAGCTTGAAGAATTAGACTTAAGTTCTTTAGATGAAACTGTTATGAAACTTATTGAAACTGGGGTTCAAGCAACATCAACTATTAACCCTACCACATTAGTATCAATCTACAAACTATTATAGAATTATGCAAAGATTAAAAGCAATAAGATTACGTTTTAGAAACTTCATGTCATTTGGTAACCAATGGACTGAAATCAATTTTGAAGACTCTACTTCTACTTTCATTTACGGAGAAAACATAGATACTAATACTAGAAATGGTGCTGGTAAAACTTCAATTCTAAATGCTATTGTATATGCCGTCTATAATCGAGCTTTTGATAATATCACCTTACCTCGACTAATCAATATCACTAATGCGGCAAAGAATACTTTGATGGAAGTTGAGTATCTTTTTTCTAAAGGTTCTGACATATATGAAATCAAACGTAAGCGAGGTGAATCTCACGGTGTAACTTTAGAAGAAAATGGAATTGATATTACTCCAGATAGTATTAACGAAACTGATGCATTGATAGAACGTATCTATGGTAGAAGTTATGAACTTTTTACTAGAGTAATTGTCTTTGCTGGTAATACTACGCCATTCCTTGATTTACCGGTTAGTTTGCAACGAGCTCATATTGAAGAACTATTCAACATTACAGTCTTAAGCGAAAAAGCTCAAAAGCTGAAGAAGGTTATTCAAACTAGTGAAAGTGATGCAAAGGTAGAAGAAGCCTTATTGAAAGAACGAGAAACTTCGTCAAAGCTGAAGCAGAAACGTTTAGCAGAGTTTGAACAAAAGGTCATTAGTTGGGAAGAACAGAAAGAAGCTAAGCTAATAAGTTATCGCAAGCAATTAGCTTCAGTAGAAGGCATTGACTTTACTAATGAACGAGAACTATTTGAACGTAAGACAAAGTTGTCAGAAGAACAACAACGAACCTCTTCAACTAAGGCATCGCTAACACGAGCTAAAGAACGACTTGATAAAGATATTGCAACACTCCTAAAACAGCAACAGCATTTGGAAGATGACAAGTGTCCGTATTGCTTACAGAACATGGCAGATGCAGCTTCTAAGCTACATGACATTGAAGAGAAGCTGTTAGCTCTTGTTGCTTCTTTAGAAGAGCATGAAGAAAAACTAGCGACAGAAACGACTAAGCTAACTAACATCCAAGCTGAATTGAAAGAAGTCAACGAAAGTATGACATATGATAATCTTCCAGTGTTACTTGATACATTAGCAAACATGAATACCTTACAAGTTCAATTACGCGAACTCGAACTAGCAGAAAATCCATACTTTGAAACATATGAACAAATGGAGTCAGAAGTAAATGAAAGTTCTATTAGCTATGAGAAACTAGATGAATTGAAAAGCACCATTGAACACCAACAGTTTCTTTTGAAACTTTTGACTGATAAGAATAGCTTCTTAAGACGTCGCATTATCAGTCGAACTATCCCGTTTCTAAATCTTAGAATGAATACTTATGCTAAGCAATTAGGATTACCACATGTCATACAGTTCAAAGATGATATGACTTGTATGGTGTCTCAGTATGGACGAGAACTTGATTTTGGTAACTTATCCGCTGGCGAAAAGAAACGTGTCAATCTTGCAATGTCATTAGCTTTTAGAGATGTCTTACATCATTTACATGCAAAAGATAACTTACTGTTTGTCGATGAAATTGATGCTTCGTTATGTGCATCCGGGGTTGAAAGTGTTGTTGCTTTACTAAACCAAAAGACAAAAGAAGATGAACTATCAACCTGGGTCATTATGCATCGTGAAGGTGTAGAAGATAAGTTTGATAGAAAGATGTTGGTCATAAAGGAGAATGGCTTTAGTACCGTTAGTTTGCAAAGCGAAGAGTGTAAATAGTAATAACTTTCCACGAATACGTACAGGATTACTTTACATGAGCATATTACAAGAACTATTAGAACTTCGCCGTCAATCACTAACTGAAGAAGGCGAACAAGAACAACAGCAAGAAGGTGGGGATAAAGAGGATGCACCTAAAGATGAACATAAAAGCATGAAAGACCATCTTCAAGATATGTTCAAAGAAGCTGATGGTAATGGCAGTCTTCAACCTTATGTAAAGAATGAAACTTTACAAGCTAAGGAAGCAAATGTTGGAGAAGAAATCCATCAAAACTTTCCTGGTGTTCCGTCAAAGAACATTGTGACAAAAGAAGGTGACTTAGTTGTTCGTGATAGCGAAAATCCAAATGCAATGAAAGTTGTTCCAAAACACGAGTTTGAAGTTGAATACGAAATCGAAAAAAGCGATAGCAAACCAGATGCAGAAGGCTATACATCATATCGTTCAAAAGGGCAAATCTTAGCATTTCAATATAACGAACATGAACCTCTTAGACTGCAAGATGAACATGGACATACCATTCACGTAAAGTTCGGTGACTATCTCGGCTATCCAACCGATGATGCTTCAACTCTAATCCAACTTGATAAGACTCATTTTGAACAAAACTATCGATTAGCGGACTAATATGCAAACAGAAACTATAACAATACCTATAAAGAAGAAGCGAATAAATTCCAAAAGTAAAGGTTCTTCAAATGAACTGAAGCTCTCAAAACTTTTAGCAGAACATTTGGCACCCCTTAAATTCGTAAGAACACAACAATCTGGTGCAATTACTGGCGGAAAGAACTTTGGGTTTAGAGGACATATGTTCTCTAAGCAAACACTTGAACATTATGTTGGTGATGTAGTGCCAAGTAATGAAGAAGAAGCAGGAGTAAAGTTTCGATTTGTGATTGAGACTAAAGCATACAAAACTCCTGATAGCTTTGAGTCCCTCTTTGTCGGAAAGCATAGTGTGTATGGTTGGCTTGATGAAGTTGATGTTGATAAAGTCAAGGTCAATAAAGAAGGAATTGTGATTATGAAATGGAACAACACCCCTTACTATGCCGCAGTAAGACCTCACATTGAACTCCCATGCAAACATATGACTTTACCATCTGGCGATAAAGTCTGTCATTTGTTAGAGCTTCTAAAACATAACTCTTTTTGGATATTGTGATATAATATAACTTCAATAATACTTTTAGGAAATACCCATATGAACTTAAAAACTGCAAAAGCATTAAGAAAAGCTGCTCGTGTTATGGCTGCTTCTAGTGGCATTGTCTTAGACAGACAATTGGTTGAAAACGAAAGCCGTCGCAAGTATCACTTTGAACTATTGAAAGATATTGATGGTGGTCCAATTGTTGATAGCGAAACAGGTCGTCCAAAATACAATGCAACGTTTGTTGCTTATGGGCAAATGACCAACGAACCTGCTTCAGTTCGCGGCACTTACCGTTCGTTAAAACGTTCTTTCAAAAACACTCCTAATCGCTAATACACAGGGTTGTGTTTCTTAGCTTCCTGCTCTAATCTTTTATTGATAAAGTCGGAAGCAATGTCACGTTCACCCGCTGTCATTTGCAAAGTTGTATGATAATCCCATGCACCACGAGAATACCAAGATAGTTCTAAACAACTTTGAATGATTGATTTTATCTCTGCTCCGAGCTGGTCAATTAGTGCTTGAATTCGTGCTAATTCACCTGAACGGAGCATTAGGAGAAAAAACTTATAGGGTTCAATGGAAGTTCAACATCAAATTTTTCACCACAATCACGACATACTAAAGTAGATGTCAAATCTAATCCCCAATTATTGATATCATCAAGATATCCTGCTATTCGGTCAATATGATTTGCTCCAGCAGATCTAATCCATTCGCTAATCAAATTTCTATCTTCAATTCCGTCAATACTCTGAATAACACTCATTAGGTTCATAAAGATATTGTTTTGAATATCCTCAACTGAGAGTTTTTCTTTGCCTTCGTTTGCTTGTAACACTTCAATAATTTTGTCATATCTAGCAGGTTGAAGTTTTACTATTTGTCCATTTTCTAATCTAACCACAAACTGATTTTCTAGAATAGTTGAGTCAAGATACTTTATTGTTGATAATACTTGTTCTAAATCAATAGTATATGTATGTTGTCTTCCGTTTTCGCAACGATGATTGGCAGTAATTTCATAACTTGGTCCATAAGTCACTAATCTCAAGAATAGCATAATAGCATCAACATCTTTACCAAATAGTTCAGTTGGTTTTATAATTCCTTGAATACAATTTGAGAATACTGGGTCTAATGCTTTACCGGTAAATAACATATCAGGATTCTTGAGAACTACTTCATCAAATGCATTCATTGGCTGAATATGTAATTCTCCAGCAGTAATACTACTATCTAATTCCCCGTTCGAATATAGAAGACCTCTAGAAGGTAATTGAAGAACTCGGCCTGGAAGTTTTAATTTAGCGAGAAGTGGATTGTGTTCATTTAACATGATGTAAGAAACCTTATAATATAGAGTTATGATTATACAATAAATACTAAAACTATTTATACTTTGTAAATACCCACCATATACCCAACATCACTGCAAAGCAAGAGAGAGAAATACAAATTATGGCAAGAGCAGTTTCTGAAGCACAATTACGAGAAGAAACATACCAAATTCTTCTAAAGATAGAAAGAGCACTTAGTAATGGTAGTGCTTCAGTTGGTTCGGGTGGTGATAGAGGAAGTGACCGACGAGGAGCAGGAAGTGGGACTAACGATAGCGGAAGTAATACTCAAAGTGATGCTGCTCAACGACGTCGTGAAGCCCTACAGAACCGCACTACACAAGAGTTAGAACAAACTCTTGATAGTTTGATAAACTCTATTGAAGACTTAAAGAATAGCGTTGAAGGACATGAAGAAAGGTTATCAGATGATAGAAGACAACTTCTTGCTGACCAACGCGAAGAAGCTCAAATAGCACGTGAAATCATTCTTGAAGCTAGACGTGGGGAAATAGAACAATCAGAAATTATCCAAAATAGTTCGAGAAGATTAGGTCGAGCTTTATCAAGTTTGACCGAACCTGTTCGTGCAAACTGGAATGCTTTTGAAGACTATAACTTGAGCATGAACAAATCCATTTCCGCTCAGTCTTCAATGTTAGCTGGAATGGTCGAAGGTTCAAGTCTTCAAAATGCGGCATATGATAAGTATATTACTAAGCTACTTGATGCAAGTGATACACTATCAAGCTTTACTAATTTAGGTCGAGAGTTGTCTTCGGTTCAAGATTTGTCTGAAGCAATTGATGAACTGAATAAAGATGGTAAAGTATTTGAAGCATTACTGAAAGAGCACGGAAATCAAACATCGGAATACATTGAAAGTCTATACGAGCTTGAACAAGCTACTGGTAATTTAACAGACCATCAACGAGAGATTCTGGAAATTGCAAGAAAAACTAATATGATGGATGAACATGGACGAGTTCAAAATGTTCAGGCTATTCGAAATCATACAAATCAAATCAAAGCTGATATGATAAAAATGCAAGAGATTGCAGTCAAGCATATGACTATTGCTAAAATGACACAATCGTTCCATGATAAGTTTGGAAAATACGCTAGCGCATTATTTGGAGGCAAAGGCCCATTTGGGTTATTTGCTTTAGGTGTTATGATGCTTGGCGATAGCATTGTCAAAGTCTATGACCAGTTTACTAAAGCTGCTGATATTGGTATGCTTGGCGCAAATGATTACTTAGGAAGTTTTGCAAGACTCAAAGAAGCACAAGTTCAGTTAGGTATTAGTTTTGAAGAAACTGCTAAAATCTTCCAAGAGAACCGAAGAATGGCTTATAGCGTTGGTGATAATGTTGGTGATTTTGCAGATGCCTTAGATGAAGGTCAAAAGAGTTTGATTTTGTTAGGCATGGGTAATGAAGATGCTGCTAAGACTGCGGTTGATTTTGCAAAGAATGCAACTAAAGCAGGTATTGACATCACAAGTAATGATAAAGTAAGAAAGGCTATGAAGACTCAAACGGAAGCATATGGCCGATTGAAAGTATTGACAGGTGCTTCAGCTTCAGAGTTCAAAGCTCTTAATGATGAGCTTTTTGACGCTCAATCTGTTCAAGAGCAATTGAATGGTATAGGTCGAGACGAGCGAGAAGTAAGAATGAATGCGATGTTCAAATTACGTGAAGACTTCGTCAAGTTAGGACTTTCAGCTCAATCCGCTAATAAAGCACTTATCTCTATTCAGGATTTAGGCAAAGAAAAGTTAGCAGACAGATTTACCCAAGCAGCAAAGTTCCAACAATTAGCAGGTGTTCTTGGAATGAAGAATGCAGCTCAACTTGGTCAAATAGTTCGTAAAGGTGATAGAGCTACAGCTGATGAGAAGAAAGAACTAATGGAAGCTGCGGTTGAAATGCAAAAACGCGCTGATGTTAGAAGACGCGGAAGTTATGGCGATGAGAACATTATCCAGTCTTTAGTTGGTGGTTTATCAGGACCGTTACTTGCTATGATGGAACAAGGACGAGAAGCTTCTAAAACAACCGATGCTTTAGGCAAGTTTGCTGAGAAAGCTTTTGGTCGTCAAACCGTTGATGGAGATATCAAGATACCGCCTTGGGCAGCAACATTGATTGACATTGGACATAGTATTGAGACTGTTATCACTGACCCGATTGTAAAAGCTATTGGTGGAATTGCTCTTGCTGCTGGTGGCTTGCTTCTGCTTTTTAGAGCCGGAGGTTCAGTTATTGAAACTTTCAGAAGCATGAAAAATTCGTTGTTCAATATTGACAAGAACACTGGTAGTATGTCATCATCGACAGGTGATGATAGTAGTGGTGGAACCGCACAAGAAAGAGCTGAACGACGTAGAAGAGAAGAAAGTCAAAGAAGAAGACGAGGTGGGGTTAGAAATAGAACGACACCTGCAAGACCAAGAGCTGGAAATGTTAGCCGATTAGCTGGGGCGTTGAAGCCAACAGGTTTTGGAGTTGGTGCATTAGCTTCAGGTTTAGCGGCTAATGCTATTATTGACAATCAAACTAACCCGGAAACTGGCGAAGTATCAACTGGCGGAAAATTGGCTGCAATGGCATCAGGCGCGATGTCCGGTGCATCATTGGGAATGCTATCTGGTAACCCGTTAGTCGGTTTAGCAGGTGGAGTGATTGGCGCAGGTGTTGGTTTATATGGTGCATCGGGAGGAGGAGAAGGTTCAAGTGATGCGTCTCCAACATCTGGTATATCAAGTTCATATCCGGTAGGAACGAATCCCCCATCAATCTATAGTCCACAACCATCTGCGTCAACAGCTTCTAGAGTAACCCCAATAGGTGGTTCAACTGCTGGAACATCAAGTTCAAGTAGTTCAAACGAAGCTGATGCTCCAGTTATTAGGCTGTCAAAAGATACTATCGCTAAACTTGGTAATTATCTAACAACTTTGAATGACACACAAACTAAGTCACTAAATATAGAACAAGACCAGCTTGATATGCTTGCCGCATTAGTGACAGCAAGTGATGAAGCTTATAAGAATGCAAAAAGTCTCAAACCAATTCCAGGTCATTCATCATTATTTGGCAGAGGTGGTCGTTATGAATATATCAACTAATACGGAATACTAAATGGCAACTTTACAAAGTTACTTCAGAATAATCACTCCAGTATCGAGTCAGAAGCAATATACTCAATTGCATGCTGACTCGACTAATATGAATGGACCTAACGGGTTCTCAAACGCTGCATCGTCTGTTGCTTTTCTAACTCAAGTAATGAAAGGCGCTGGAACTCGTATGCAACGATACATTCAGTATGATAGCATGGATAATGATATTGACATCTCTCGTGCTCTTGATATTATCGCTGAAGAAATATCAAATGACGACGAAACCACCAATCTTCCATTCGAAATAGAGTATCAAACTGAAGATGACCAGGAAGTATCGGAAAATACCGTTACTACTATTCGTGCGGCTCTTAGACAATGGTCTCGCGTTCAAGACTTTAGCAATCGCATCTTCCGCATTGGTCGCATTATGTCAAAGTATGGCGACTGCTTCTTCAAGAAGTCGGCTGATACTAAAAAGTGGGAATACCTTGACCCATCTAAAGTATTGGGTATCTATCTTGACGAAAATGGTGACCGAGTTGCATACCAACTAAAAGGCGATGGTGGTGGAATGGTTGGATATGCAGGTAAGGTGACTGATGTAGAGGTCGTACCTGCTGCAGGGATTATCCACTTTACCCTGTCTGATGACATGGGTGAAAGTGCTCCATTCGGCGAAAGTGTTCTTCAACCAATCTTTAGAACCTTCAAACAGCTTTCAATGTTAGAAGACTCTGTCATCATCTACCGTCTTGTTAGGGCACCTGAACGTCGAGTCTTCTATGTTGACGTTGGTAATATGCCTCAACAACGTGTTAAGCAATATCTTGAGAACATCAAGAATGAGATACGTCAAAAGAGAATGCCTAACACAACCAACAATCAAGACGTCATCGACGGAACTTATAATCCTAACAGTATCTCTGAAGACTATTACTTTCCAGTGACTGCCTCAGGTCGTTCTTCTCGTGTAGAAGTATTGCCAGGTGGCGAAAACTTGGGTGAATTGAATGAGTTGAAATACTTCCGTGAAAAGCTTTACAAAGGCTTACGTGTTCCAACCTCTTACTTAGGTGGAGCAGATGCACAACCTCAACAATACAATGACGGTAAGTTAGGTGTTGCACTTCTTGACGAGTTACGATTTGCCAACTACATCCGTCGATTACAGAACAAGATTGAATGTGTGATGGACGAACAGTTCAAACTCTATCTCAAAACGATTGGTATCAATGTCGAAGATTGGTTATTCCTTCTTAGATTACCTGAACCACAAAACTTTGGTATCTACCGTCAAAATGCTCTTGACTCAGACTTAATCAATGCATTCAAATCGATTGAAGATGTCAAACAGTTGTCAATGAGATGGAAACTAAAACGTTACTTAGGCTTAACTGAAGATGACTTGCAAATGAATGAGAAAATGCTCAAACAAGAACTTGAGATTGATGAAGATGCTAATGTTTCTGATTTACGTCAAATCTATGACCCAGTTCAAATGGAAGCTAGACAAGCCGCGAAAATCAAACCTAAACATATCGAGTCAGATGAAGCTCCGGCTGGTGGAGGCGGAGGCGGAGATGAGTTAGGTATGGACATGGGAGGAGGAAGCCCTCCTCCAGGTGATGATTTAGGTGGTGGTCTTGGTGGTGATTTAGGTGGTGGTCTTGGTGGTGGAGCTGACGACATGGGACTTGGAGCACCAGGAGCCGGTGGTGGCATGGACAATTTAGGTCTATAAAAATCAAAGATTATCCTAAATAGATAATCACTTAAAAATCTACAAATACATGGAGAGACAATATCATGTCACAACAAATATTACTTACTGAAGACCTAACTCCTGATCAAGCTAACTTAATTGAAAGCATTGATGATGGCAAAAACTATTATCTTTCTGGCATTATGATGCAAGCAGGCGTTATCAATGGAAATGGCCGCGAGTATCAATTAGCAGAAATGTTGAAAGTTGTTGAAGAAAACTCTAAAAAGATTGCAAGCGGTCAGCTAATCATGGGTGAGCTGACCCACCCTAACAATATCGCTATCAACCTTGCCAACGTATCTCATGCTATTACTGAAATGAGAATGGATGGTTCAAACGTAGTTGGTAAAATGAAACTTTTGAATACTCCATCTGGTCAAATTGCAAAAGCGATTCTTGAAGGTGGTGTTAGACTTGGTGTTTCTTCTCGTGGTACAGGTTCAGTCGGTGCTGACGGTAAAGTATCTGGCTTTAGCTTTGTGACTGTTGATATCGTTGATAATCCTTCAGCTCCTGATGCTCGCCCTAACCTTGTTCGTGAAAGCTTAGAAAATCAAAAGATAGTAACCTTAGCTGAAATTGTGGTAGAAGACAAAAGTGCTCAAAAGCATTTAGAAAAAGAAATCAAAAAATTCTTACTATCAATAGTTACAAAAAAATAAAGAACCAGGGAGAAAATAAAAATGAAACCAGAAAAATCAATGAAAGAATTGTTTGAAATTGCTGGTATTAAAGATATTGATAAAGCTCTATCTTTGATTACCGAAGTTAATCTACGAGAAGTCGACCTTACTACAAAACAAATTGCCGATAAAATAAGTGCAGCATTTGAAAAAGATTTTGGTTCGCTTAGAACCAGCGAAACTGAAAACCTGTCGAATAAAATGTATAAGCTAATTGTAGATAAAGATTTTCTTGATGGAAAAACACCTGTTGCTAGATTTAGAATACCAGTTATTACAAAAGCAAATGATTTGCATAACATTCACAATTCTTATGAAGCATTTAACAAAATACTAGATAAGTTCTACAATTCTTTACGTAATGAAGGATATCTTATAACTCAACCAAAAGGCGGGTATATTAAGGGTGATACTTGGGAAGGCAATGGAACAGTTGGAAATATCATGACATTTTTTGTAGCAGGAAAACCGGAGTAAGTCAAAATGAAATCAGAAAAATCAATGAAAGAGCTGTTTGAGATTGCAGGTATTAAGGATATTGACTCAGCTCTGTCTTTGATTACTGAGGCATCAACTTCATCAGCAGGTTGGGCAGACTGGAATGATACTTTACGAGATGCGTTACAGATAATACTTATTGGTAAAGAACTTACCCGAGTTACTTTATCTGACCCATCATCAGCAGTCATTATAAAAAATGTTGCATTTAATTCTTTTCGTGACCCTGAGAAATTGTTAATCATTTATGATAAAACTATAGATTGGCATCCGCTAAGAGAGCATAAAGAATATCAACAAGGCATGCTCAAGAAGATAAAAAGCTTTTTACCAAAAGGTAGTAAAGTGGGTGGATATGAAAGTCAAAACTATCAATCACAAGGGATGATAGGCATTGATGGAGTAAAAATAAAAGCTCAATATCCTGGCAATTATGTTGGCGGTTTATTGTCTAATGTCAAAGATAAAGTTCCGGTTATAGTTGGAGCTAAAGCATCAGAACAATTATTAGAGGCAGCAAAGATTGTCAATGACGCCATTAAGAATAACGTAAATGTCATTGCATGCCAACGAGAACTAATTGAAAAGAATTTAGACGAGTACGCAGAATAATGAAAATTAACGAACTATTTACTGAAGCAGCACCAACTAAGTTTAATAAAGACCTATACGTTTTAAATTATATAAAAGAAAAACTTATTGGAAAAACATTAGTGATGCATAATGAAAACATGGCAGTACGTGATTCACGTAGTATGATGAAATTAGAAATAACTGATATTGATATATGGAAACGTGGATGGAATGATTATCAGATTTATGTAAATGGACTTAAGAAGATGCCTATATGGCATAATCCAAGTAAGAAAGCGCTAATGCATCCCTATGGAGATAATTCTATAATTTCTCAAATTAAAGTACTTCTCGGAACTGATATGAGTTTTTCTGTTAGTTGGACTGAAAATGGGCAACAATCAAAAAACTCTTTAGGAGTTTTTATTGATATGTGGGAGTATGATAATAATTTTAAAGGGGGCTTATTGCATCATCTTAAATCTAAAAAACCAATTTTAGTTGGCCCAAATGCCAGTAGTGAATTAAGAATGTCGGCTGATATTATCAATTCTTGTATTCAAAAAAATACCGACATCGTTGCATGTCAACGAGCATTAATTGAAAGAGACTTAGACGAGTACGCAGAATAATGAAAATTAATGAACTGTTTGAAAAGGTAACTTTACAAGAAGCATCGTTAGGATTTGCTGAGCATAATGATATTCTATTGTTTTTTATTCAAAAGAAACTTGTCAAAAAACAATTGAAAACCAGTAAATCGCTAATCATTGATGAAGTAACCAAAATAGCTTCTCCTGATAGTAAAGAATATAACATTAGTTATACAATTCAAGGTGAAGAACCAGGTCCACGTAAACATCAAGTAGATTACAATGAAGATGCGGAAAATTTAGCAATTTCAAAAGAAAAACAATTATTTGGAAAATTAATTGAACCATTAATTGCTAACGGGACACAAGTTGAAGTTTTACGTCAATCACGAAATTTTGTTAAAGGCAATGGTTCTTTTGGCACAACAATACAGGTGCCAATTCAATACGACAATAAGTTTGTTGGTGGTTTATTGCGTCATGTCAAAGAAGGAATCCCTGTTATCATTGATGAAAATGCAATACCTGCGTTAAAACAAGCAGCAAAAAAAATAAATGAATATGTTTTAAAAAATAACACAGACATTATTGCATGTCAACGAGAAATGATTGAGCGTGATTTAGACGAGTACGCAGAATAACAAAATTTAACCCCCGAACACTTCATACGGAGAATTATAAAATGAAAGACTTTGAAAAACTAATGAAAATTGCTGGAATTACTAATATCAATGAAAATGCTTTCAGCCAAAGCATTTATAGTGATGAAAAAGATTTTGAAACTAAAGAAAAAGCAATCAAAGGAAAACTCTTTAATGATCTTAAATCAAAAGATGAAAAGAAAATTGCATATGACTTAATATCAGAAGCAGAGCTTCTTCTTGGTCAATTCAATATGATGGTAAACGATTTTGATAAGTATCTTGGTGTTCCTAAAACTGAAAGATTTTACCATGAAGTAGTACGTTTTGGTGAGGCACTTCAGGCTCATTGTAAAAAAATAACCGGGTTTGACGGCGTTCAATCCTTAAATTTACATGTACATAGCTTAAAGGACTAAGATAGTGAAAACTCTTCAACAACTATTTGAAATTGCTGGCATCAAAGACATTGATAAAGCAATGGCAATTCTGAATGAAGACGACTTTCACACAATACTTTACAAGATTGATAAATGGATGCCTAGTGATTTATCAATTCAAGATGAGTATGATGATTTAGTTAGTAAAAAACATAAATCTTCAGCTGATGTTGAAGATTTAGCAGCTTTATTGTATAGAGAAGCAGATGAAGAAGTATTAAAGAAATACGGTTTTAGTGGTAATTGGAAAGCTTTAGCTAATTATATTATTACTAATAAATAAAATCTAATAATGTAAATAGATTTTTATAATAATTGTAGTAGGAGATTTATGTATTCGTTTTATCTAATTTATAGAACTATATGTATAGTGAATAATAAATTTTATATAGGAAAACATAAAACAAACAATCTTAACGATAATTATTTAGGTAGTGGAAAACTTCTAAAAACCGCTATTGCCAAATATGGCAGAAATAATTTTGTTAGAGAAATATTACATTTTTGTTCCTCAGAAGAAGAAATGAACGAGTTAGAGACAAAAATTGTAAATGCCGAAATGATTATGCGAGAAGATACTTATAATATTGCTATTGGCGGACAAGGAGGGTTAGGTGTAGCTCAATGTATTTCTGACGAAAAACGAAAAGAAATGACTGATAGAATGGCACAAACCAAATCGGGAAGGACAAAAGAAGATTTTGAGTATCTACAGCGAATTAGTAATAAACTGCTTGGTAAAAATAAATTTAATACAGAACATCATAGAAAAAATTCAGAAAGAATGTCTAAAGAAAATAAAGAAAACTCTGAAAGATGTAGAACACATTCTGAATTTATGAAAATAAAAATGAAAGGAGCAAATAATCATAATGCAAAAAATTGGATATTAGAAAATCCAATCGGAGAAGTGATTGAGACCGGAGACATAACGCTCTTTTGTCAAGAACTTGATTTAGCATATTCAATTTTTAGATATAAAGCTCAAGTTCAAAACACTCTTCCTGTAACTAGGGGTAAAAGTAAAGGATGGAAAGTCATTTCATCATATTCAAAAACGTAATAAAACTTAGGAGATACACATATGTCAGAAACGAAAGATTCAATAAGAAACTTCATTCAAAGCTTAATTAAAGATAATACAACTCAAGCAGAAATGGATTTACATCCAGTTTTTACCACTAAAATGAAAGAGATAGCCGGCATTCAATCAAAACCTTCAGGCGAAGATTCTATTTCTTCTGAAGAAGATAATGACGAGTAAAAATCAAATTTATAGGTAACTACTATAAATAAAGTTAGCACCCTTGAATTAGGGTTTTAGATAATCAATATATCTTTGGAGGTAAATATGGATGAAATTTTACAAAAGTTGTTAGAAACAGACCTACTTAGCGAAGACACAAAAACCGAAATCTCAGAAGCATGGGCTGAAGCTGTTGAAGCTAAGCGTGCAGAAATTAGAGAAGAAGTATCTTTGGAAGTTCGCGCAGAGTTAGCTGAACAATTTGTTGTTGCTCGTGAAGCATTAGTCGATAAGGTTGATGCATTTGTTACTGAACAACTAAAACAATCATACATCGAATTGAAAAGCGATATCGAACGTTTTCGCGATTTGGAAGCTGAGTTCGCTGGTAAACTAGTTGAAGAAAAGAAAAGATTAGCAGAAGAAGTTGAGTCTGAAATCGAGTCTTTAGTTGATAAATTGGATTCTTTCTTGGAAGTTAGACTTTCAGAAGAATTTGAAGAAATGAAAGAAGATTTAGAAGTTGTAAAACAAAATGACTTCGGTAAACGTGTATTTGAAGCGTTCGTAACCGAATATTCAAAATCATATGTTGATGAAACTTCTATTCAATCACAATTAAGTATTGCAGAAAGTAAATTGGCTGATGCTGAAAAACGTATGCAAGAAGTTGAAACTGAAAAAGCACAATTAGTTCGCGAAGCTAAAATGCAAGACGTGTTAAGACCACTTTCTGGTTCAAAACGTGAGCAAATGAGTTTTGTTTTACAAAACGTTGAAACTGAAAAATTAGAAGAAGCTTATGGTTACTTCATCGGTCGTATTTTGAAAGAAGAAGCTGCTGCACCTAAATCATCCGCTACTGTCGCAAAAGACAAAGTTATTTCTGAAGACAAAGCTTTAGAAGACGCAGTCGTTCTTGCAACTGGTGATGATGAAACTAAACAGCCAATCATTTCTGAACAACAACAAAAATCTATTGCTGATTTAGCGTTCTTAAAAAGAATTGCCGGCATAACATCTTAAAAATAAAATCTTAATATATCTGAATAGGAGTTAACTATATGGAACTTTTTGAAAATTGGTCACAAACCAAAGAAGCTTTACTAACTGAATTACCTGCTCATAAAAAAGCCTACATGGGCCGTATTATGGAAAACACTAAACAACAGTTGATGGAAACTGCTGCTGCTGGTGTTAACGCTGCAGGCGCAATTGGTAATTTCCAAAAAATCATTATCCCAATGATTCGTCGTATTATCCCTGGCACTATCGCTACTGAACTTGTTGGTATCCAACCAATGTCAGGTCCAGTATCTTTAGCGTACTCATTACGTTTCCTTTTCTCTCAAAATACTGATGTTCCAACTGTTAGTTATGTTACTAATCCAGATGGAACTATTTCTGCTGTGAACTTAACACCAGGTGCTGGTCCTGAAGACATCATCGGTGCTGGTTTAGTTGACCCAGTAACTGGTACTTATTTAGGTGCTACTGAAGTATTTGGTAACAACAGCAAAACTAAACGTTGGTATTCTGGTGCAATCAATGCTGGTGGTATGGCTCTTGGTACTGCAGCTCTTACAGCTGACTTCGAAGCGTACGGCGGACGTCAATTGCAATTAGAAGTATTGAAACAAACTGTTACTGCTGGCTCACGTAAATTACAAGCTAAATGGACAGTTGAAGCGATGCAAGACCTTTCAGCACAACATGGTTTAGACCTTGAAGCTGAAATCACTGCAGCTCTTTCTGCTGAAATCGTTTCTGAAATCGACAACGAAATCATCAATGACTTGATTGCTCTTGCTGGTACTGTTGAAACTTTCGACATGAATGGTACTTTCACTGGTGTTCCTAACTATGTTGGTGACCGTCATGCAGTTCTTGGTACTTTAATCAATAAAGTTGCAAACGAGATTGCTCGCAAAACTCGTCGTAATGCAGCTAACTGGATTGTTGTATCTCCAATCGTTGCTTCAGTATTACAATCTGCTGCAAAATCAGTATTTGCTCCAGCAGTAAGCGGTTCATTCGAAGGTCCTAACAACACCAAATTGATTGGTACTTTAAACGGTTCTATCAAAGTTTACACTTACATCTATCATGACACTGGTTCTGAGCCAATCTTGGTTGGTTACAAAGGTGGAAACGGCGAAATGGATACCGGTTATTTCTACTGCCCATACGTTCCACTTATGAGCTCAAACGTATTGTTTGACCCTGCAACTTACAACCCACAAGTAAGCTTGATGACAAGATATGGAAAAGCTACATTTACCGATACTGCTACTTCGTTGGGCAATAGTGCCGATTACTATGGTCGTGTGAATGTTGCAAATCTTTCATTCATCTAATAGAAATTAGAAATACGAAAGTAAAAAAACCCGCTTCATGGCGGGTTTTTTGTTATTACCCATCTGACAGTTCTAATTGATATTTTAGTTGTCCTGCATCCGAAATAGAATACCATCCTAGTGAGTCCCAATAATCTTTAGTGATAATATCATGTCCTAAATGAGCAGGTCTTCTAAATCCCCATCGATGTTTTCTTTCAGTAAAGTTAGTAAAGAATACGCCAATCTTAGTTTCACCTACTAATGAAAAGCCCAAGGTTTGATATACATTTTTATTATAATCAGTCCATCGCAAATCTGCCCAAGAAATAATTTTCTTTGTTGGATTATTTTTTATAAAACATGATAATAATTTCCCTGCACCACCAATAATCTGATAATCACTATGAGTTGCATAACGTAATAACTCCCACGTATTACCATCATCAATTTGGTTCATCATTATTCGAGGTCTGCAAAATGTCATTACTGCTACTAAATCAATACCAGTGAATAATCCAATTTGCACTTTAGATTTTGCTGAACCTTGAATATGATATTGATTTAGAAATAACGTAGCTTCATTTGATGAAATAATTTTAGCTTGTAATTTACGTGCAAAAAGTTTCGTTGAAACATTACAACCAATAATGTTGATGATTTTATTTTTTACTAAATCTTTTTTTGACAACCATTCATCTTCAAAAATTTGAACTAATCTAATTCCACGTTCTTTACATAATTCATATTTTTTCCGATGCTTATACCTATCATAACCAGCTTTACTTGAATGCCAATATAAGCCATGATATTCGATAGCAATGTTTTTGCTTGGAATATAAATGTCAAGTTCTAAGTTATTCGGAAGAATACTTTTATTATGTCTAACAATTTCAACATATTGAGACACAAAGTCAGCCAATTCTACTTCAGCTTTACTTTCTCCTTTTAGAGGAGGGAAGCAAGTATGACATAAAGTATTAGCAAATTGATGCTTTTTCAAAGTAACTAATGCAACATTCGAAACGTTATTACATGTACTGCATTTGATACTAAATCTAAAATTGCCTGATATGAAATGTTCACTATTTTCTAAAACTTCACCCCATTCAATTTGAAGATTAGTTTCTAGTTTTTTAGCGGTTTCTTCTTTCCTTCGCTTAGCAATTTTTTCTAGGTGAGGTATTTGAAACTCCATTCTTTCATCAGAAAGTGGAGGTTTTGGATTGTTATGATAATATTCATTTAGCGCAATACTCAGTTTTTCACGATATTCATCTGAACGTTCATGAGTTCTACCAGTATTGAAATGCTCTCCATTTTCTGCAGCTTCTTTAGATCGTTGTCCAATACCATTCTTTTGTTTATCAGAAACCCTACCTTCTTGCCAAAGTTTTTTTGTAGTTTCAACAAGTTTAGCTTTAGTTTTAGTTTCTTCTGAATGACCTTTACCTTTTAGGGGATGATTGTCACCAGACTTTTTTGCTTTTAGCTCTGGTGAATATCCAAATGGAGCATCATTTCCAAACTGTTCAAAGTATTCTTCTTTAGAAAAACCATGAGCTTTTAGATGTTGCTTATCAATTTTAGATAGCTTTCGGTTACATATTGGACATTCAATCATAAAATCTGCTTTACTTTTACCGGTCGTACTTTCTTCAAATACTCTGCATAACGTTTTTCACTTTCTTCTTCGATTGCTAATTGTCTTTGGTTATACTCTTCAACTTTTTCATATGAAGTCAAAGTCTTTGCAAACACAATAGCTTCTTGATAGGTTCCTAACCATCGAGTCCAACAAAGTCCAGCATATGATACATCACCTTTAAGGTAATGATATTGTTCAATTGTAACCCAAGTCTTGAATAAACCAAAAAACCAGTATTCAGTGTATTCGATTTGATAATATTTGCTTGCCAAGCCAAGGGATTTGATGCGAACTTCAAATGGTCTTTTCATTTCACTAATGGCTCTTTTGAGTAAATCGATTCAAAGTATTTGTTGGTAAAGTACTTGTAAGCTTCATGGGAAATGTTTCGCATTGTCATAATAACACCGCCAGAATAATCGATGTTTGCTTCCCATTCTTGGGCTTTTTCTCGTAACAGACAATCACCAATTATACTACTTTTGTTGAATCGTTGGTCATCAGCAACAATTTCTTTCCAATCATCTTCTGTAAAGGATTCCAAAAATTTGGTCCAGGTCATCGGTTTGGTTGTCATCGTAGTTCTCCCCTCTTTAGAATATGTAGCTATTATAAAAGGAATAAAGTCAGATGTAAACGGTTAAAAGTGATAACTAGTTATCAAAATCGACAATATGTTGATGGAGCTTCTTGAGGAACCGCTTCCAAATGCGTTGGTCAAGTCGTTCTTCTGAAGTGCCAAAGTGTGTCCAATACTTGGTGATAGATGTGCCAATGGTGTCTTGTTTGGAAGTCTCGTTCTTTAGGTTATCTATAGAGTGCAAAATTTTGTTCTTGTCATTGTCAAATCTATTCATTAGCATCTCTGCTGTATTGACAGCAAGTGCTTCAATTTCTGATGGGTTGCTAAGGTAAGGCTTTATCATCACTTCCCCTTGGTCATCATGATAGTTAGAACGTTTGATGCTCTTTTCTGTAGGAGTTCTTTGGTTTTGAACTGCATGGGTTAGTTCATGCAGTAGGATAGCAATGGCAAGAGAAATGAACTTGTCTCGCTTAGCATCTCCAAAGTAGGTTGCTTTATTGACCAAATCGAATGGTATGTAAAACTCTAACCCACCATACCCGGCTGCGAAAGAACCAATACGTGCATGTCCGCTGTCGAAGTAAGCTTCTTTAGCCCCTTGGATGACAACAGTCTTTACACCAAACTCTTTTAGCTCTTGTGCAATTTTAAGTTCAAGCTTTTTGATGGCTTGGATGCTTTCACTTATTTGTTCTAATGGTTTATAATGTTCATCAAAGATTTCAAGCTTACCGGAAAGCTTTTCAAGCTCTAAGCGGATGATTTTGTTCAACTTTGCTCGTATATCGGTAAGATTGATTTTTTCAGTTAGGAAGAGTTCGCGTACTTTCATTGTATGTCCAAAATTGTGAAGTAGTTATCATTATTGTCTATTTACATTTGCAACACTTCTGTATACAATGGTTCCATCAACTAAAGAGAGGAACCTAAAGATGTATAGCTTAACATGTTTGAAAGATGCATTCCAATCTAATCCCAGTAACTTCAAAGTATTCAGTTTCAATGGTATGTTCATGACAACCATTCATGGCGAATGGGGAATGGCTGGAAACGAATACTACTTGAACCGTCAAATGATTTCTCGTAAAGAAATCAAAGCAATGTTGGCAGGAGCATAATGAACTTATATTCAGACCTTATAGATAAAGCAAAATACAACGTAAGATCATATGGGCATGGTGCATTTGGCGAACCTGAAGCTTATACTGATACATATGTCAATTCAGATAAGTTGATTGAATTGACATATCAAGAGGTATTAGATATCCTTAATGAGCAAATAGCTCAAATACCTTTAGATGAAATCACTAGTGTTCGTCGAGGAGTTTTGCACTCTATTAGAGGAGAAATCCTTGAACGGTTGGAGTTGAAATGAGCGTTTTAGCATATCAAAAAACAGAAAAAGAATCTCGTTTCGGATTTGATGCATTCGATGATGGGCGTGAAACTAATCACAAAATTGTCGCTCAAGATATGTCATTCATTGAAGTGTTTGACGAGCTTAATAGACAACTTGACGAGCTCAAAGAATGTACGTCAAGAGATGCGTTGAAGGCCAAACAAATCTTATTACATGCTAAAGCTAACCTAATCAAAAACTTCAAACAGTAATGTGGTATCTTTATAGACGACATATGTATTCGACTTCTATGTCGTCTGAATTGATTGGCAAGTATCGCTACAAGTGGGTAGCATTTCTTATTGCTTTTAGACGCATATCCAAATTTCATACGCTTACACTACGGTACCAAGACGATGACTACTCCTTCTGATATTGATGAAAATCGAAAAGCTCTTTTTGGCTGGATGATATTGAACAAGCTTGGTAATGATGCTGTTCATCACGTGGAACGGGAACCATCAAAACTTCCCTTATGGAAAGAACGTGGTTATCAGTGTATCCCGGTCTATGTTACTCTCAAAGATGCTTTTGCAGTAGGTATGACTTACAAGATTTGATAACTGGTTATCACAAATAGCCATTTACACTTTTACATTTTGTATAGTATAATAGACACATATTCAAACAGTATAGAGAGTAAGTCATCATGATGAAAATTGTATATGATCCCAAAGAAGGTCAAGTTGTTAGTGATGCAAACATTGAAGATTTCTACAAAATGTATTGTCGGTATCTTAAGCATAACCTGAAAATTGGGAAGACAATGAGAGTTCGAGTTGGTTCTGAACTTATTGTTCAACGCTTTCGTTTGGGTGTTGCTGAAGGTGATATCCCTGCATCTCAAATCGAGTTCTGGTTTGAAGGTAAGCAACTTGAAATGACTACATTCGGTAGCTACAACGGAATGCCTCCTAAAGGTTTCTGTGACTACTTGCAAACATACATTATGAGAATGTCCAAAAAACGTAGAGCAAATTTAACGGTAGTTGAATGAACATTACATACCACGATTTTGGATTCTTTGCTCCAATCACCCTTATTGCTGGTTGCATAATGTTGATATACATCTATCGTTATGCGCGAAAAGAATATTGTCGAAAGCGTCAAATGACATTAATGGACATTTTTGGACTTACTTCATGGTGCATCTTATCATTTTGCCCAATTCTTGGATTTTGTATTTGTATTGTAGCATCAATCAATTTGGGCATTGATAAACTAATCAATCTTTTTTCTAAACTTGAAGACATTGTTATTTTTCGGAAGAAGTAAGTATGGCAAAACTTGACCCTAACAATTGTTGCATAATGTTTGATGAATGCTTATTCTGGGCTTTAGTCCATGACATTATTGCACACCCGTTAATTGCACTAACATTGTATCAGTGGCAGCCAGCAATTGACTTCCATAACTGGACATCGCAAAAAGCATGGAAACGAAAGCTATAAATAGATATACGAGCTTATACTATTCGGTTCGTATACTTTATTGATTTTTACTTTTTACACACATTTTAGAGGTTTATACTTTATGGATACTTTAGCACAACAATACAAAACTCACGTCCTTATCTCCTTAGACCATTCTGCGTCTATGCGTGGTATTGCCAAACAAGCAGCTCGCGATTACAATTCCCAAATTGCAACAATCAAACAAAATGCAATTGACCTATCGCAAAACGTAGTCGTATCATTAGTCAATTGTGGTTATGGTCGAACTCGTGAAGTTCGAACTGAATTCGTCAATGCATCAATCACTGGCCTTGCTTCCATTCCTGAACACAGTTATGAAACTGATGGTAGTGGTACTCCGCTTTACGACAGCGTCGGCGAGCTTATTGACATTGCAAAAAAATCTCCAGACTTTGCCGACCCAAACACTTCATTCTTGGTGTTGGTTGTAACTGATGGTGAAGAAAACAGCTCTTATAACTGGAGAGCAACAACATTAGCGGCTGAAATCAAAGCACTTCAAAGCACTGACCGTTGGACCTTTGCTTTTAGAACTCCAAAAGGCTATGCACGTCAATTAGTCCGTGACCTTGGCTTATACGATGGCAATGTTCAAGAATGGGAAACTACTGCTCGTGGTATGGAACAATCAACAACCATTACGACTACTTCATTAGGTTCTTACTTTACTGCTCGTAGCGAAGGTAAGACTGCAACTCGTTCGTTTTACGCAGACTTGCATAATGTATCACTTGACGAAGTCAAAGCTCAATTGGTCGATATCTCATCTCAAGTCACTTCATGGTTGGTCCAAACTGAAGCTGAAGGTTCAAACATTCGTGAGTTCGTTGAACATAAGCTTGGCGACAAAATGTTGAAAGGTGGAGCATTCTACAAACTTGTTGGCGGCAAAAAGACTGCAGACAAAGTACAACAAACCAAGCTGATTATGATTCGAGACAAAAATACGAAAGTCATCTATTCTGGTCAAGCTGCTCGCGATATGTTGGGATTGCCAAAGTATGGTGATGCGAAACTTAGACCTGGCGATTTGGGCAAGTGGGAAGTATTCGTTCAATCTACATCAGTGAATCGCAAACTGCCTGTCGGAACTGAAGTTCTTTACTGGCCTCAAGTTGGTGTTCACTTCAAAGAAGGGATTAGCGCATAATGAAACTTACAGCTCTTAACGACTTATGCGATGCTATTCTAAATCACGCAAGATCATTTGACCGGGACGCTAATATGTGTGCTACAATGTATGCTCGGTCTGATAATCGTGATGATAAAGCATCATTCCAAATGTATGAGGCTAAAGCGGCAACAGTTCGTGAAGTTCATGTCTTAATGTGTCAGCACTTACATTATTTTGAATCGCTTTTGACTAAAGACGAAATTGCTCAATTGAACAAAATCGAAGAGGACAAAAAAGCAAAATGAAATTAAGTGAAGTGTTTATAGATTGGTCAAAAATCGATATTGACCTTCAAGATTTATCTGGGCGGTTAGGTATACGACCAATCTATAATGGCCATGTATTACGAGAAGAATATGTTTATCCTCCAGTGTGGGATGAATTTGTTCTAAACGAAATGGCTTTACCGGTAAAATGGGAACGAGCTACTGAAACAGGGCTGAATGGATTCTTTTCATCACAAGGTTTTGATTACGTTATTCATTTTGAACTTTTTCAATACAAAGTAAATGATACTTTATTAAAAGGGGTTAATGTTAGTTTTGAAGTAAAAGTAGATGGTGAATATACAACTAATCTAACTTCTGCTGGACAACCCAATCAGGTAATAGGAACTATTCAAAACTCATTAGGTGAAAAGATTATTCATTTTGATGTTGATGTAGTATTATTTGTTGCTGTTGACAACATAGAACCTCGAATGCGACTCTATGGTAGAATGGCAGATAAATTTGCGAAAAAGTTTGGAAATGTGTATAGAGATATTATATTACCTAAAGGTAAAGCTATAGCAATTATAGCTAGACATATACCAGAATTAAAGCAAAAAGAAATCTATCAATTAGTAATAGAGGCAGGTCAGGATAAAACTCTATGAGTAGAACTCTTTCATGGGACGTTAATAACGACGGAGATAAGGTTGAAGTTTTTGTGTATAACAATACGTTACACGTTCAAGAACCAACCTTACTTTCTATTTCAATTAGCGAAATCAAACAAGCGGCTGATAGCAAAAAGTTCCAAAGAATGTCAAAAATCAATGAACATAGGAAGGATGTTATGCCATCAAACAAATCAAAAGCAAATTTGTCTATTACCGTTACAGAAGCTAAAGCTTTTGCTGAATGGATTTTAGAACATGCAGAAACGTGTCCTTACATCAAAGACCATGAAGAAGTCTTTACTCAAATTCACTTCAAAACTTCTCATGAAAGTGGTATCGGTCCAACTCATATCGTCACATGTGATTGCGGTGAATCGATTGACATTACTGATGTAAGTTCTTGGTAATATAAGATAAACTGATTACAAGTGTGGCATATACGATTAAATAGTTTATGCCACTAGTAATCATACAATAAGAAGGATAAAGATATGAACACTCTACAATTACCCACACATCATGATGTAAATCTAAGCTTGGACTTCAATGATAATTGTATCATTATTCAATTAGAGCTAAATAGCCCAGAACGTTTTAGCTTTGAAGACGAATACGATATCAATGTTATTGATAAGGTAAGCAAAGAGTCCGGAGTTCCTATAAGCCAAATCATTCTCAAAGGTTTGTTTTTAGAACTTCAGGAAATTGGTGTGACAGTAAGTTATGAAAATGAACAGTACATCAAACAACAAGTTGAAATGTACTGTGACTATTGCACCTTAGGCGACTACTAAAAACTATTTACAACTAGTAAAGTCTATGGTATAATAGACCTGTAAGTAAAGTTTTATTTCAATCTTTTATACAGGAAAATACGATGACTACTAAACCTGATTATTCTGACAATGCTTTCTTCTCAATGAAGTTTATTGCTTCATTGCAAAATGAAAAAGATTTGACAAAAGCAAAGGAACGTGCTTACGAAGAAGTTAAAGCTAAGTCAAACGCTCGCCCAAAAAATATTGCAAAAGCAAATGCTCAAATCGCTAACGCTAAAAACATCAAACAACTAATGCAAGGTTGTGTCAATTTTCAGTTAGCCCATGATGGATTAGGCGTTATCAAATAATCCCGCTCTTAATTAGAAAGGGATGTTTGTTCTTTTACTTGCATCCCTTTCAAAAATTCAATTCCTGTCTCATCTTTTATATCTTTCAGCTTTACCAATTTACGAGGTAATAAGCTAGAAGATATCTTTTCATTCGGTACAATAAAAGACCAACTCTCAGATGACTTAGGGTCAAAAATGACTTTATACATTGCACGTGGAACTGGTATTCTATTTGGTCCGATAGTCAATGTAGTTTTACTCAACACAGGTCCAGTGAAGATAATCACTTCGCCATGCGACTTAGCAGTATCTTTAGCAAACTTTTCTAATACCTTCCAAATTCCTCGATTGTTTGACGGCTTCTGAGGCATCATGTTTGACAACAAGAAACTATCAGTCATTCCTTCAAGGGTATGCATATCTCCAGTTGGTACCATATGACCTCTATCAAAACCTGAGTTAGTATAATCATATAGTTCAGCACGTTGTCCTTTTTCTAACTCTGGGTCTGCTTTGAATAAACTCATTCTTGGTTCAGTATCTCGAGCTTCAATTGCAGTTAGTTTTTCACCTGCCCACAATGTTATTTTTTTCTCAGTAGAATAACCAAGTTCAAATTCAGACCTGCATAGTTTAGTAATTTGATATGATAGCTTCGGTTCCAATGTATCATCAAGTTCAGGACAAGCATTTACATTGGATGCTACTAAAATGCTACTTAGAAGAAAAGATGTAGGAGTATAATGTTTGGCGAACCTAATCATATGAACGAGAACCTTTGTTTGAAAGTGTTTGTATAAGTATATTTTATCACTATTTATGACACCCATAAACATCAAAATATGATTTTCTTCAAAATCCTCATTTTTCTTCAAAAATTGCCGAGTGATTAGTCATGGAAAAT